CGGTTGATCCATCACTACTATTAGAATATGCTATATGTAGATAAGACGTTTCACCGTTCGTACCATTTGTACCAGCTATTCCCTGATCGCCCTTATCACCTTGTGCACCTTTTACTAATACCCAGGTATATTTTGTTTTATCAGTAGAATCAGTAGCATTGAAATCAACATAGGTACCAATATATAAGCCTCCCGTATCATTCATATTGGTTCCATCTGACGAATCAGAATATTTGATATGGAAATAAGAAGTTTGCCCATTTGTACCAGCTTCACCTTGGATCCCTTGATCTCCTTTAGCTCCTTTGGCAACTACACTCCAGTATGCTGAATTTGTAGGCGTGTTCCCTTTTGAAGCTGTAGTATTTGTGTATCTATATGTACAAGTTTCTATGCCATCATCATAACTAACCTCATCTCCTTTATAATATAGAGTATTAGGATTATATGTACCACGATATAATCCAAGTTCAGCTGTTGTGCCTCCTTGATCCTGTACTAAAATCCCTTTTACGATCAGTTTTTTATTTGCCCATGTTAATGAACTGTCTGAATCGCCTATACTAAATAGGTTGTTATCTAAATCAAGATAACAATTACCATCAGACGAAACTATCCTTCCTGTAGTAATCGTTCTGCCATTTATCCTTGTGAAACCGTATGTAGTAGTAAAATCCCTGAAATTATCATCCGTATTTAAGGATCCTATTATACCAATCAGAAAATAATAATTAGCAGAATCGCTGGCAGGTTCAAATTTAAGTTGTTCCTGTGTAATATAATAAGTTCCTGTAGTTCCAGATTTACTACATTTTGCGTAAACATAATAGCCACCACTTTCTGATAGTGTAACACTTGTTCCAGTCAAGTTCCATAACCTTATATCATCATCATCTATTGTAAGATGAGCTAATACGCCATCACTTGCATCAAATCTATTAGGAAGCCCATTTACATTGGCCTGTAATACTATACCAATCAATACGAATTGCTGTGATTTACTACCTACAGTTAGCATGTTCGTATCAATGCTATTTGGCTTAATGTTGTCTGTATCAAAATAGCCATCTGTATCAAATATCATATTTCGGAGTTCTTCTGTAGTTCTCCATCCACGTTTGGCCTTTGTAAGATCTTTCATGCCATATTTGTTGATGATTGTTTCATGGTTAATCACCTCATCAACTATTTGGCTAAGTACACTTATTGTTGTCGTATCTGAGACCGTTAAGGTATAATCATATTTTTTCATAAGGTTTCTTGTAACTTTCGTTATCCTTATGTTTTTTTCTATATCAAAACGTTCATCCTTAATCGGTATATAATCTCCAACATGGAATAGATCCGTAACAGTATCATCAGATAGATAATTTAGAAAAAAATCTTCTGTAAAAGTCAATGTATATTGTACTCTGGCTTGTTTTTTATATAAGAATTTATCATATCCATAATACCATAAATCCTCCTCAGCATCCTCTTCATAAGCAGTTGGCAGATTAATATCTGTGATTTTATAGGTGTCACCAACACGAATTTGGAACGCATCGCTTTCTGATGGAAAAGACAAACCATTATCATCTGTATATTTCTTGATCACAAAAGTCTTAGTTGCATTATCATAGCTTTTCAGATCGAATTGTTCTCCTGCTAAATATCCAGATGTAAATGTTATTTTTGCAGATGTATCTGATATTAGATACTTGGTATTTCCTACAATATCATCAGAATAATCTGATCTTGTTTCATCAGCATTTATCTTTTCAATATATTCTGCATAATCGGCGTCCGTATCTTCCCATGTTTCATTCAGATTGAAATCCATGCTATCATCTAAGAATGTATATACATCATCCCCTAAAGCACTCACTGTACCGGTACGAGATGGATAAATATCATCATTCTGTATAGCATCTTCAATAATCCCAATCTTATTATTTAGATCAGAATCCTCAAAATATCGTTTAGAATCATCATCAATACCTATTTGTTCTGATCCAGCTGCTATAACGGTGCCATCGGACAAAGTATGTGCATGTTTATTTGTTCGTTTTGGATATGGTAACTGTAGCCTATCAGAATAACTTCTATATGCTGATCTTATATTTGTGGTTCCTCCTTCTACAAATAGCCTTGTAATTATGCTTTTATCATCTACTTTATCTTCCTTTAATTTGTACAATCCTTTGCCTTTTCCAACCTCAAAATATTGGGCATTATTAGGTGGGGTTATAATGGATCCAAAAGTACCAATATGAATAGTTCTTATACCATCAGATTGAGTAATAAGAAAATCATAGTCAAAGTTATCTTCTGAACAAAGCGTTTGTAATACTTGCAAACAATTCTGATAATCAAATGTTATAGTTTTCTCTGATGTATCTGGGCAATTATCCTCATCAAATAGCCATATATTAGGATAATCAATGTTCAGGCAATTTATCATTACCTTTACAAAGTCCTTAAGTGAATAAGTTAGATCAAATGAAAGCTTGTTATAATTCCCATTAGAATCACAATTTTTATATATTGTTTTCATAAGATCATACATTACACCATAAAATGTTAGTTGGTAGGTATAACTATTATCGTTTATGATCTCAGTCGTGTTGTTGGTTCTTATACTATATTCATCCGATCCTACTATGATTTTATCGCCTATATTGAAACGCATTATATCATCTGACTTAATGCTGATTTTTACATAATCATCAGACATCAAGCCATATTCCTGAGAAAAAGACGTCACTCCACGGAATGGCTCAGTGCATACCAGGTTTATTTTTGTTCCATCTCTTTTTATTACTGTAATTTGTTCCATATCACAATGCAATTTGTCTCGAATGACTTAATATCCTCGATAACTCCAGTAATGATAATATCATATACTCCATCAGTAGTAAATTCGTGCGTTACTTCTGTATCTGTACCTGATACATCATAGTTATAGCTTCCATCTCCCCAATATATATTGAGCATCTTTGCAGTCGTTACTTTAATAGTTGCTGTACCTGTACCGATCCATCTCAATACACGCTTTACAGGTTCACATTCTCTTAACTTTAGGGTAAATGTTCCAACCATTAACTCATCATTCCATGTTTTCTCAATATCTGTTTCATTAGGCCTATCAACCTCATATACCAATGGCCTGGTATATCCAGAAAATTCTATAGATAAACGTGCATTTCCAGACTTATCAAATTTTGATATGAATAAATTTGCCCATTCTACAAAAGCAGCTTTAGAGGATGCCTCTATAAAGCATTCAAGGCTTATAGTTCTCTCCTTATAACGTGGTCTTTTTTTATCAACAACTACTCCATGGTAATCATCATAATCAACAGATAAGCCATCCTTTTTTTGTAGGCCTCCTATTATGCCAGTTGACTTAGATACATACACACCAAAGCTCTTGAAACTTGTTCCATCTACATAATACTCAACATCTGTATTATCGGCCTGAATTTTCATTATTTCAGTTTGCGTTTTTGCTATACTGTATAGTTTTAATTCATCAAGGCACGCATAACTCCCTCCATCAACTTTTGAATCATTAATAGAAAATCCTATAGGTGTTCCTGGCAATATCTTAGTATATATTGATGTACCATTAAGATATACAGTGAAAAGGGTACTTCTTTTTACAAATGAAAGGAATTCCCATTTACCAGGTAAAACATCTAACCATTGTTCAATGTAGTTTTCTATACCAGAAAAATTTAGCATCCATCCCAGTTCTTTAGTGGCTGATTTCACCCATAAACAAAGTGTAAAATCAGAACTAAAAGGTATATCTTTTGCAACATCACATATACCAGATCCATTCAAACTTAAAGCCTTTGCTTTCTTAGCATTTCTGGTAAAAGTGGCACCTTCTGATAAAGTACCATCTACACGACTTTTAGAGTAGTCGAAAGCCTTATTATAATCATCTGGATCATCGAAAGGCAGATATAATATAAGATTCTTTTCAGTTTCCATATCAGTATGTTTTTTTATTGTATTTTTTTATCAATATTCCTTTTCCCGAATTGATACATTTGGCTTTCCCATATAAATAAACCAGTATCTTAGAATTACCATTTGCGTGTAATTTAATATTAGCATTGTCAAACACATCAATGGTCAAAATAGCATGCCCTGATACATTGATATTAGCCTCAGATTGATGCCTTATATATATTCTTGATACAGAGTATCCAGTGTAATTTAGATCAGCCTTACAAGATCCATTCAATGCTATATCTGGGATATTTGTAAGTCCTTGGATTGTATCATCTATATATATCCCATAAGGTTCACATCTACCTTTAAAATGTGTCCTTAAATAGTCAATGGTTGGATAATCTTCTGAAATGCAAAAGTCAATACCTTGAATAAAGAGCTTGGACAAAGCTTCTATATCTAATCCAGACTTAAGTTTCATTTGCCATAGACGGCAAAGTCCCTTGTTAATTCCATCTTTTTTAAGTTCTTGTATTATATTATTATCCATAGCCATTTATTTATGATATTCCTTTTGATAAGAAGCTGCTTTCCTTTTCTTCTATGTTTTTCAGAGAAGTAGCAATAGCTTCTAAATTCTTACAATATTCTGTATTGTTTGCAATTTTTGTATTGCATATCAATATTTGTTTCAATGCTCCTATTTCATTGCTCTGGTTTATTACAACAGCATTCAAACGGCCTGCAACTATTCCTCCAGTTTCTTCACTCATTGATGTTACAGCCCCAGTTAAAGCATCTTCGTCATCATCATCTGTAAGCCAGTCACCTGTTTGTGATAGATAATTATCGCTTATTGATTCAAGCTTCTTTTCATATTCATCCAACATGTTTTGTTCTGAATCGGAGATAATGCCATCAGATAGAGCTTTAGACATATACGTCATAAATTCTGTTACCTCTGGTTGGAGTTTGTTCTTTAATTGATCAATTATTGCCGTTTTGATAAGGTTTTTAACGACATCAGCGGACTTAGTGGCTGCCTTTTCTCCAGACGCCCACGCATCAGCATAAGCAGTTGCAAAATCATCTATAGCGGTGGAAATTTCAGTACCCATTATTGCCTCAACAGCAGCATATTTGGTGTTGTCCGCAATAGTCTTATTGTTTTCTTCAATTTGATCTTCCCATTCTTTTATTTTATCATTATCGGTTTTCTTCTTTTTTTCCTCAGCCTCAATTTGTTGTTGCAATAGCTCATTTTGCTCTTCAAGATTTTCATTTTGTTGTTCTATCAAATCAGCTTTATTAGTAGAATAAGCTTTATCAATTGCATCACCTAA